TATAGATGCTTTGAGAATTTTAACATAAATTATATTTTTTAGTGGTTCTGGAAGATTTATATAGTAGCTCGAGACATTTGTATTTTCTTGTAAACAATTTGAACTATTTAAATTAATTACTATTTTGTTATATTTAAAAGTATTATCTAAATCAACATTCATGTTTATATCTTATAATTAATATATATATAAATTATTTTGCATTCATAACACAAATATTAAAAATATATAAAGATTTTGTTATATATATAACTATAGAAATATATCATAAAATGGTGAACACGGATGAAATTGCTGCAGGTTTTGATATCGGCACTACAACAAGTTGCGCAGCTGTATGGTTGAATGATAGAGTTGAAATTATTCCTGATGGACAAACAGGGTCTCGAATTATCCCATCGTATGTTTCTTTTTCTGATGAAGAAAAACTTGTAGGAGATGCCGCAAAAAATCAATCAACAATGAACCCTAAAAATACTGTATATGATGCGAAACGTTTGATTGGTAGAAAGTTTAATGACGCTGTTGTTCAGGAAGATATTAAGCTATGGTCTTTCAATGTTACAGGAGATAGTAATAATAAACCATTGATTAATGTTAAATACAAGAGCGAGGATAAGCAATTCCACCCTGAAGAGATTTCAGCAATGGTTATTCAAAGACTAAAAGAGACAACTGAATCATTCCTTGGTCATCCGCTTAAAAAAGTAGTTATTACTGTCCCTGCATATTTCAATGATTCGCAAAGACAAGCAACAAAGGATGCAGGTGCAATTGCAGGCCTTGAAGTTCTTCGTATTATCAATGAACCTACAGCAGCTGCAATTGCTTATGGACTTGATAAAACTGGAGATAAACAGGAGAGAAATATTCTTGTATTTGATTGTGGTGGTGGAACTCACGATGTATCTATTCTAACACTTGATGGTGGTATTTTTGAAGTAAAGGCGACTGGTGGTGATACACATTTAGGTGGTTCTGATATTGATAATCTTATTGTAGAATGGCTTTGTGAAGATATCAAGAAGAGGATGAAGAAAGATGTACGTGAGAATGCGCGAGCACTTAAGCGTCTAAATATTGCAGCAGAGAAGGCAAAGAAAACACTTTCATCTTCAACAACTACTTCAATTGAAGTTGAATCACTACTTGATGGTGTTGATTATAATACTACTCTAACACGTGCAAAGTTTGAGCAACTTGCAGACAAAGTATTTACACGAACTCTTGAACCTCTTGATAGGCTTCTTAAAGATGCAAAAATGTCGAAAGGCGATATTCACGAAATTGTTCTCGTTGGTGGTTCAACAAGAATTCCGCGTGTACAAGAACTGCTTTCTAATTATTTCAATGGAAAACAATTGAATAAATCACTTAATCCAGATGAGGCTGTTGCATATGGTGCTGCAGTCCAAGCGTCTATTCTAACAGGACAAGGAAACTCAAAAACGAGTGAGTTGCTTCTTCTTGATGTTGCTCCTCTTTCACTTGGGATTGAAACAGCAGGAGGAGTAATGACTAAAATTATTGAACGTAATACTACTATCCCTACAAAGAAATCACAAACATTTTCTACATACGCAGATAATCAACCAGGTGTTGATATTAAGATTTACGAAGGTGAAAGGGGGTTTACAAAAGATAATAATCTGCTTGGAAGTTTTCATCTTGATGGTATTCCGCCAATGCCTCGTGGACAACCACAGATTGAAGTATCATTCGATGTTGATGCAAACGGTATTATGAATATTTCTGCAGAAGAGAAGACAACAAAGAAGACTAATAATATTACTATTACAAATGACAAAGGTCGTCTTACAAAAGAGCAGATTGAGGAGATGATTAAAAAGGCAGAAGAATACAAGGATGAAGATAATAAATTGAAAGAGAAGATCGAAGCAAAGAATGGACTTGAAAATTATCTGTATAATCTTAAAAACTCTATGACAAAACGAGATGATTCGCCAGCCATTTTGGATGAAATTAAAGCAGAGCTTGACCCAATTATTGAAGAGGGTATTAAATGGCTTGAAGAAAATGATAAAGTGGAGACCGATGTTTACAAGGAAAAACAAAAAGAATTTGAAGCAAAAGTAAATCCACTAATGCAGAAACTATATAGTCAAGGAGGAATGCCGGGAATGCCTCCTGGAGGAATGCCAGACATGTCGGGAATGCAAGCCACTCCTAATGAAGAAGACGAAGATGATGATGAGCCTGAAAATGTTTCAGGGAAACCTTCAATTGACGAGCTTGATTAGTTTGCTCATCTAATTATCTATTTCTTAATATGAAAGGGATAGACATTAAAGCTATTAATATAGTAATAGAAATAATTGATGCCATTATAATATTATAGATGAAATATACTTCACGTTTAATATCTTCGCTACATTCACAATTTATTTTTTTAAGTTCATTAATAAATATTATAGATATGATGATGTTTACTAATCCAAAGAAATTTACAAATCCCGCAATAACTCTATAATATGTGAATAGGTCATTTGTAATATCTCTATATGAAAGTTCATTAAAATATAAATAAATATTAATTAATAATGTGATACTCATTATTGGTATAATGGCATGTAAGTAATATTTAATATATGTTCGCATCCAATTATTACTACATTTGCAATCAATCGTTTCTAATTTATATATCCAAACAATTGCATATATATTTATTATTAATGCAATTAATCCAATAAATATCGCAAACATTGATATTGATGTTTTTTTTTGCGTATTCATTGAATCTTGAAATGACATACCACCAGGACCGCCTGGAGAACCAGGTATAGGAGATATTGATTTTAATGTTTTACTTAAAGATTTAGCTTTTGCTGATTTGGTTGATTTAGATTTTTTTGGCATTTCTATATATAAATAAATATTTTTATTTAGAATATGCATATAAATATATAAACATATATAAATATATAAACATATATAAATATGAATGCATTAAAACATATATAAATGCAAGGAATAGAAAATTTAGGTTCAACATGTGCAATTAATAGTTTAATTCAAATTATCACAAGAAATGATATACTTCGTACTATTATTTTAAATAACGAGTTTGCAGAGGATACAATATCATCACAACTAAAAGAAATAATAATTCTTATGTATGTACAAAACAATTCTATAATTCCGCGTAAGTTTTTAAATACCTTTTATAATATATTTAAAGACATATTTAGTTCTGGTGAGCAGATTGATATAGGAGAATTATGGACCTTTTTATCTGATAAAATATCTGATGATATTATTGCAATTCCTCCTAAAAAAGAGAATAGATTATTGGAAGATTATTTCACAGAAGGTATTGTATATAAAAGCGACCTTGAATTTTATAATGCAATTATAGATTGCAAAATATTAAGAAAAAAATATGAATATTATTATAATAAATTTAATAAAAAACAATCAATATGGCAAAAAAACACACAAGGGTTTTATTTAAATACTACGAGATGCCTTAAATGCAATTTGACATTTTACAATTTTGAACCATTTACATCTCTAAATATAGATATTCCGAAAGATACTCCAAATCCTAAATTATCATACTTGATTTCGCAATCACTAAATGACGAGATTATACATGGCGACTGGTTTTGTACAAAATGCAAAAAAAACTCATCTTATAAAAAATCTACTAAATTATGGAAATTACCAGATGTATTAATAATAATAATAAAACGTTTTATAAATATTAATTCAAAGAATGATAATCCAATCTCAATAAACGATAGTTTAAACTTTAATAAAGGAAGTATATTATCAAAGAAGAAGGATGTTGTTTATACCTTTTCATCAACCGCTTTACATTATGGTTCATTAAACGGTGGGCATTATTCTGCAATATGTAATACACCCGATGGAAATATTTTGTATGATGATAGAAATGTTGTAAATATTGATGGCAATAAAATAGATTTCAAAGATAAAAATAGTAATGCATATATGTTAGTATATACAAAGCATAAAAATAACGATAAAACAAAATAAATATTAAATATATTCGTACTTATTAACATTCATTCATAAAACTCATAAATCTCTATTTATTTTTGTTGGTAATCCATGACCAAATAATATCATGTAAATTAACACAACTGCAGAGATAAGGATACTTCTATTTTCTGCAATTTTTGGATTTTGATTAAAAACGAAGACCATTAATAAATATAAAACTAACCCAATAACAGCCGAATGTAAAATCATAATAAGTCCTCGCTCCATTTTACCTCTTTTTAAATTCTGTATCTATTTATACAATAATATAATATTATGAATAATATAATAATTACTACCATTATTATATTTTTTCCAGTTATTCCTCTGTATATGGTATATTTGCTTCTAACCTCCGGATATAATTCGCCAGCCAGATATATTGCATTTGACACAGCGCTCTCAATTGTTGTATAACTTATATAACTTTTACCGTTATGAGTTCCAAGATTATATACATTATTGATACTACTTTCAAATGGTATATATTTTTCACTATACGTATTAAAATATGCATTATCTTTGCAAGCCCATTTATTATTATAGGTGTCGTAATAATTATTAGGATTTATAATTGCAACATAGTCGTCCGTCAAATCGTCAAAGAGACTTTCTTTAATTTGCCTATAAACCTCTTTAATTAACTCGTCAGCGGAGCATTCATTTGCTTTTTTATAAATAGTTTTGCTATTTACATCACATATACTTACAGCAACACTTATAACGGTTAAATATCCATTCTCAACATTTTCCATATAATCCGTTAGATTTATCAAAATAATTCCCCAATCTGTATCAAAAGTCAAACCATTAATAAAAGGTAAATCTAATTTATCTTTGTAATGATAAGTAATTGATATATAATCTATATATTTCGTTTTCTCTGCCCATCTCTCAAAATCATAATAATTACCAAATGCATTTCGCAATTCGTTTTCGTACTTAATGATATTCAAGAGAGCGATAGGAGGAACGGCAAATACTATTTTACCGCACTTTATTTTTTCGCCATTATCCAAAGTTATAATTTCAACATTATTATTTTCAATTTCATAATCTGTTATGTGATTCCCCATCATAAAATCTACGCCACGATTACTTAAAAACCTCTTCCACGTACTAAAAAGCACTATATCAAGCGGTGCTTTTGGTTGATATATTTTCAACATAAGACCACCATCAGTCAACTTTAATATTTTATTAAGACTATAAGAATATATATTGCCACCATCTGTAATACGACACAACCTGTCGAATGTATCTATAACTTTCCGTGAAAAATGATGTCCTCTTAAATATTCATATAAACTTATATCTTTACCATAGTCATCGTCTATAACAAACATTAGGTAAGCTATTGTGAACATCATTATCTCGTACAAATTAAAATAGGGTAATATCTTTGCATTTGCAACATCATTAAATGAATACTTATATTCAACAAAAACATCTTCTATTTCCAATCCCATCTCGCTCATAAGATTAAAGAAATTGTAATATTTTGATAAATAAATACGAGGGCCGTGCTCTGTAAACATCCCATCTCTATTTCTTTTAACACGATGACAACCACCAATCTCTTTTTCTTTGTCAATTATTAATATCTTCCTATAGATTGAGCTTGCTGTATGAGCTAATGTTAATCCAGCAGGTCCAGCACCAACAATAACCAAGTCATAATATCTCATTTTATATTAAAATAATTTAATATCTTATATAAACAAATAATATTATATTATAATAAAATGGAATATGTTAATAATGAAATTGTTGATATAACATTTGTTGATAATACTATGATTATTCACTATGATAATGGTGAAAATGAAACTCTGCCTTTAAACAAAGAAACATACGAAAAAATGTATAGAGCTTGGCTTGTAGACCAGCCTCCATTTATATCAGATATATATAAACAAAAATACATGGTAAATATAATTAAAGCGTCTATTCATAATGATCAAGGATGTATTGAAGAACTGAATAATAACTTTCAGGTCGATAATAAAGACGAAGTTATTAAGTTTTTAAAATATATGCGCGTTCGCGATTTAACCCAAGAAAAATTAAGATGGAATCAACCATTCAATAGTGTATATAATAAACTTCCTGGTAAAAAATAAAGTCTATTTGTGATGTACTATAATTATTTTTATAATATCATAAAAAATGATTAAATCGGTTTAAGTTTATCTAAATAACAATATAACAATTATTGAATGCCTTCGTATTTAGAGACGTTGCCGGATGATGTCCAAACCGCGATATATGAATATCTATATTCTTATATTTTGCAAGATTTGATTAATAGCGATGATTATAAAAATACTAAATATTTTCATAATTTATTAGAAATTACAGGAGACCCATTAGTATGCGATTTAGATTATTTAGGTATGTCAAATCTCTGCAATAGCAAATATGACATTTTAAAATACAAAAGGAATAAAAAAGAATATGACGAACTATTTAATAATAACGCAATATATCAAAGGTCTTACTATATTAAGCAATTAGATATTGAATTACATAATATTGTTATATCTAATGATGCTTTTTACAGCCTATATAAATCTAACAAAACATATTATAATACTATAAAGGAACATATACGGTTTAATATTTGCAAAGATACTACAATAACAAGAAAAATCAACAAAGCGACATTTGTATTGCAACAAAGCGAACCATTTAAATGTTTAGCTGAACTATTATATCATGTTATTGATTTTTACAACATT